GAAAACAAAAGCGACAAAACAAAAAAGGCTATTTTGTCTGCCCATGTTGAAGCAATAAAAACCTCCTCTTTGCAGCAGCGTAAGGGCGCAAAAGGGCCGCGTGGACAAATCACTGGGCGCGGCGGTAAGTCGATCGTCGGCCAAAAACCGGACCGTGCTGGTGTGCGCGAGTTCAATATCCAGCTTCTCGACAATGCGGATATGTCGACGTTCCTGCACGAATCGGCGCATGCGTTCCTGGAAATCCTGGCCGACCTGTCGACCGGGAAGGATGCGACGCCGCAGCTCCGCGACGATTGGGCCAAGGTGCTGTCGTTCCTGGGTGTTTCCGATCGCACACAAATTGGCCGTGACCAGCATGAAAAATGGGCGCGTGGTTGGGAGCAGTACTATCGCGAGGGCAAGGCGCCAAGTTCGGCGCTGCGTTCCGCGTTTGCCCAGTTTAAGGTCTGGCTCACGGCCATCTATAAAACCGCGCAGTCCTTGAATGTCACGCTGACGGACGAGGTTCGCGGTGTATTCGATCGCATGCTGGCGTCGGATGCTGAAATCGCGGCGGCACAGAAGCAGGTGTATCACGAAGCCCTGCTGTCGGATGCTCTGTCGGTCGGCATGACGGAAGCGCAGCACGATGCGTACCAGCGTGCCGTGCAGGCCGCCAAGTCGGAAGCCGAGGCCGAAGTGGCCGCCGAGGTCTTGAAGGCCGAGCAGCGCTCCCAGCTCGCCTGGTGGCGTGCAGAACGTCGCGTAGTGCGTCAGGAGGTCGAGGGTGAAATGCGCGCTCTGCCGGTCTACCGTGCCATGCGTTGGCTGCGCCAGGGCTTGCTGCCTGATGGCTCGCCGGCGCCGGTACCGATGAAGCTGGCAAAGGCTGACCTGCTTGATGCCTACGGCCCTGCTTTCCTGAAAAACCTCACGGGCCTGTACTCCGCTGTCGGCGGCGTTTCTGCGAATGAGGCCGCGTCGGTGCTGGGTTACTCCTCCGGCGGTGAGCTGGTTGATGCCCTGGTGAACGCTCCGAAACTGCAGGACGTGATCGATTCGGATACCGATCGCATCATGGCCGAGCGCTATCCGGATCCTATGACCGACGGTTCCTTGCCTGATCGTGCGATGGAGGCTGTTCACAGCGACAAGCAGGCCGACGTGATGCTGCGTGAAATCAAGGCGCTGGAAACCCACACGGGCGAAACCCGGGCGACCACCTCGGACGTGATCCGCGAAGTGGCACGCCGCATGATTGCCGAAAAACGCGCACGCGATATCCTGCCGAATCTGTACCGCCAGGCAGAGGCAAAAGCCGGCCGCGAGGCTTTCGAGGCTGCTGCGTCGAAGGATTGGGCTGTTGCCCTGGCTGCCCGTCGTCGCCAGTTGTTGAACCTGCGCCTGTACCAGGAAGCGGTGCGCGTGCGTGCCGAGCTGGAATCGATCGCGAAATATCTAACCCGCTACACCAAGACCAGCACCCGCGCGAAAATTGGCAAGGTGGGCGCGGACTACCTGGAACAGATCGACGGCATTCTCGATCGCTTCGACTTCCGCAAAATGTCCGGACCGGCCGCCGATCGTCGCGGTCGCCTGGTTGCCTGGATCCTGGAAAAGCAAAAGCAAAACATCACGGTGGATCTGCCGCCTAAATTGCTCGACGACGCTTTCCGCAAACCGTACAAGGATTTGACCGTTGACGAGCTGCGCCAAGTTCGCGACGCGGTGAAGCACCTGGCGCATTTGGCTGATCTTAAAAACACGCTTCTCTTGAATGGCGAGCGCCGCGATCGCGAGCAGGTGGATGCCTGGGTTGCTGCGTCGGTGCTGGAAAATAACGAGACGCTCGAGGACGTGCCTGGCGAACCTTCCAAGGGCGCGGTGTGGGCCAAGACCGCAGGCTGGGCGCGTGCAACGTTGGGCGCCGCGACGGACATGGCTCGTCGCTTGGACGGTTACAAGAACCTGGGGCCGGTTTGGTCGCATACCGTGGGGGTTATCCGGGACGCGGTGAACAATCGCGTGAATCCTGCCCTGGATCGTGCGCGTGAGGCGATCGCCGGCATCTACCATGCCCACTACACCAAGAAAGAATTACGCGCGTTCTCCGTGGCGCGTAAGGTCGACGGCGTGCCTGGTCTTTGGTCGAAAGGCCGGATCATGTCCCTGGCTTTAAATTGGGGCAACGAAGGGAACCGGCAGGCGATTCTCAGCCAGACCTCCAAACGCCTGAAACCGCTGGAAGTTGGCACCCTGCTCGGTACCCTGGACGCTCGCGACTGGGCCTATGTGCAGGACGTTTGGGCGCACATCGATTCGTACTGGCCGGAGATTGCGGAAAGCCAGCGACGCCGCAAGGGCTTGGTGCCGGAAAAGGTGCAGGCTTCCGCTTTCAGCATTACCACCTCGGACGGACAAACGCTGTCTATTCCTGGTGGCTACTACCCGCTGAAATACGAGGCTGACTCGACCAAAACGCTGCGCGAAGAAGAAGCCGATTTTTACGACTCGATCACCACAGGCAAATTCTCCAAGGCTCAAACCAAGGACGGCCACACGATCGAGCGCACGAAGTCGGGCGGAAAAACCGTGCAGCTGGATCTGAATGTGATCGACGGCCATTTGCGCAACGTCGTGCGGGACTTGCACCTGGGCGACGCGGTGAATTATGTCCACCAGGTTTTGAAGGGTTCCGAGTTCGGTTCCGCGATCGGTGCGACTGGGAACCTTGAGCTGGTTCGCGGCCTGGATATGTGGCTGCGCGATGTGGCCACGGGTGAAATCGGCATTACTTCGCCGGCAGAAAAAACCGCGCGCTTCATCCGCACCAATTTCACGGCGTCGGTGCTGACGTACAAGTTTGTTTCTGCTGCGCTGCAGGTGACCGGCATCATCCAGACGTCGGTCGTCCTGGGCAAAGGTGCCACGCTTGATGGCGTTGCTCGCTATGCCCGTCGTCCGTACACCATGACCAAATATGTCACCAGCGTTTCTCCGTTCATGGCGTCGCGTTCTGGGCATGTTATCGACACGGTGCAGCAGTTGACCGACGCTCGGGATGGTCGCTTGAAGGCCGGCCATTCAGCGATGATTCGTTACGGCTACTGGATGATTGGCTTCATGCAGCAAATCGTCGACGTTGCTACCTGGTTGGGTGCCGAGGCAAAAGGCATGCAGGACTTCGATGGCGACGTGGTGAAGGCTCGCGCGTATGCCGACGATATCGTTTCCCGTGCGCAGGGGTCTGGCGAGTTCATGGACAAGATTTCCCTACAACGTGGTTCGCTCGGTGAAAACGTGCGCCAGTCGGAATGGATCCGTGCGGCGACGACGCTGCAGGGCTACATGATTACCAAGCATAACGCCATCGTCGAGCGCACGGTCAAGGCTAAAAAGGGGATAGACGGCATCAATGGCAAGTCGGTCTGGACCGGTTTGAAGTGGGCCGGCGACATGGCGAACCTGCTTCTGGTCGAGGCCATCATTGTGGCTGCGCTCCGTGGTGCTTTGCCTGGCGAGGATGACGACGAAGATGGCGACGGCATGACGGACGAGTGGTTGGCGTTTGCTGCTACCGATTCTCTCGGCAGCCTGTTTGGTGGTATCCCTGGCCTGGGTTCGATGGTGACCGAATTGCGGGGCTATGACAGCAAGGGCATTGTGGCTGGCATGTGGTCGACCGTGGCCGACGCGATCGATCAAACGAAGCAGGGCGAGCTGGACAAGGCGCTAGTAAAGGCTTCGGTCAAAACTGCCGGGTACGGTACCGGCGTCCCAGCCAGTCAGATGAATAAAACGATCGACGCCATTCAGGCCGACATGGACGGGGAGGATGTGTCTGTTTTGGACTATCTGCGTGGCCCGAAACCGGATAAATGACTTATGATGCGGTCAACCTCTAGGGGTTAAAAATGACCGTTTCTGGTGTTGCCTTTATTTCGCTGTCATTGGTTCTTGGCTTTATTTATTTTTGGCGGCACCCTTATTCATCGGAGGATGACATGACCATCGGCAGTAACGACAATTATTTTTCTTATCCTGGTAACGACGTGACTGTCGATTTTGATGGGCCTCGTTCCTTTACTGCCGGCGAGGTTCGTGTTCGTTTGCAGAACGATGCGACCGGCGACCTTTCCGAGTTCACTGCGTACACACTGGAAGGTGTCGGATCGTCTAAAACCATTGTTCACACGATCGACCCGGTGCCGTCTGGTTTTACGATTATCGTTGAGCATGTTCCGGTTTTTGGTCAGTCGACCAACATCACGAACCAGGGTAAATACAAGCCGGAAGTGGTCGAGGCTGCCCTGGACAAGCTGGCCCAGCAATGCAATTTTCTGAAACGTCAGGTTGCACGCCGCATCGGCGTGACGGACAGTGTGGATCTTGATTCGTTTGATCTTCCTCCGTACCTGGCTGGCGCCATCATTGGCTGGCATTCGAGCGAGCAGAAGCTGATCAACTACGTGTCGGTTGACGTGAGTGAAGTCCTGGTTTCCGAGTACATGGCGACGTTCCTGCAGGCGGTGGACGCTGCTGCCGTTAGGGCATTACTGGCTTTAGGCACCATGTCTTTGGTCAACAAAGAATCTTGTCCATCTATCGAAATGTTTGAAAGCTCGATCGGCTTCACGCCAGACAATGCGACCGGTGTTGGCGTCGATATTCCTTCGAGTATGTTGTTTAATCTTTACTCGGTCGGTGGTGCTAATCACGACACGATCGTTGGCATCAAAGACTTCACGGTTTACTGGACAGGCGACTACTCTTGGTATCACAAGAACGGCGCAACATGGGCGCTTGGTATGAACTTTATCCCGTCCAGCACATACGGTAATGCGCTGCTGACGGTTCACGGCAATATCAAGAAAATGGTCGCCGGCGCGCAGTACGATGTCGGGCTGATGGATTGCCAACTGACGACGAAAAACGAAGCGTATACCTTCGCTTCTACCGATCGCGGCCGTGGCGTCAAGAAAACCAATAACACGGCTTATGCATGGCTTGTGCAACCGACTGCAACGGTGGATATGCCAGAAGGTGCCATGATCCCCGTCGCTAACCTTGGCACGTCTGGTGTCGTCACGATCAACCCCGGTGCTGCGGTTGAATTGCAGCTTGCCGGCGGCGTCACGACTGGCGATATCGAGCTGGCGCCTGGTGCCGTTGGTTGGCTATGGCTGGTCGATAAAGCGGCCGATCGATGGATGGCTGGCGGTGTAGGGGTTACGGTCGTATGAGCGGCGCCATGATGCTGCTGGTGGGCAATGTAAGCGCAGGCGATCCTCCGTCTGCGCTTGCTGCTGAGTCGGACAATTTAACGCCATCTGGATCTTATGAATGCACTGGCTACCCGCCATCGGTATGCCCTTCTCCGGTAACTATTGAAACGGACCGCGTAAATATTACGGTTACTGGTGGCACTGGCGCTGGTCCGACATTCTTGTGGGAGTGGGTATCTGGCGCTGTGTTCGATATCGAAAATCCAACCGGTCAAAATACAATTTTTAGCAGGTCATCTGGTCGGTTGCATAACCATGCCGGTGTGTATAAATGCACCATCACGAAAGGAGTCGACACGGTTGTTTTAAATCACAATGTTTCGACCGACTACAATTATGAAACCGGCATGTAGGAGATGATCATGTCTAGGCCAAATCAATCAGATGAACGAAGGAGAACGGGTGTCATGGAGCGACATTTTCAAACTGCCATATCTGCGGTGCTTGTTGGGTTATTGATGTGGGTTGGAAATGTGGTTGTCGAATCTCGCGACGCTACGACTCGGCTTTCCGAGCAGGTCACGCAGATGCGCCGGGACATGACGGAAATGAACAGCCGGTTTGATCGTTACCTTCTTCGGACCGAGGCCGATGCTCGTTTCAATGCGCAGGAAAGTAAGCACATCGAGATTGATCGTCGTTTGGATGTTTTGGAAAATCGCCGGAGCTTGTAATGGATAAGCCTAAATTGTTCGCGAGCTTGCTCAGTGTTGTTACTGCCCTGGCTGGTATTTTTGCATTCTGGCCTTCGTTCGAGCCGGCACTGGATTGGTTCGTTCGTAACTCTGCAATCATCCTTGAACGGCCGCAGGTGCAGGCTGTGATTGCGTCCATGATGATTGGTGTTTTGCTGGCCGGGTTTCTTCCCCATATCGTGCCTGGCAAGTGGCCGTCTGAGAAAACACAAGCGCTCACTCGACTGGTTTGTTTTTTGGTGACCGGCATTTGTGCCTATGTCCTGGCGAACCCTCGCGACGCGGTGGAAATGCGAACGGCGCTTATCTATGCACTGCTGGCTGCCCTTGCATCTGCTCAAGTCTGGACGACAATGTCGGGCTTGATTTATCGCGTCGCACCTAAACCGGAGTCACTTAAATGAAATTCAAATTTGCCGATGTTCCTGTGAACATTACCGAAGGTTTCGAGTTTGCGTTTAAACAGTACCCTCGCTCGTTTTTCCTGTTCATTGGGATCCTGCTTGGTGTGTTCGTTGGTGCCTACCTGCAGGGCAGCACGGACCTGTTCTGGGTCGGCGTCGCATTTATCGTGATTTCGATCGTGGCTGCCTATTTCCTGGGCCGTAAACCGTGATCTGGCTTGGAGCCTTACTGCGCGGCATTGGCGGCTTTATTGCTAAGGTTCCCTGGCAGGTGTGGGCGTTCCTGATTTTTGCGGCCGGAGTTTGGCTGTATGGGCATACGCGGTTTGTCGCCGGCGTCGACGAGCAGTCTCTCGTCACTGCCAAGGTTGAAGGCGAACGCGACGCATCGATCGCTGAATTGAAGGCGTACAAGGAGCAGGTTCGTATCGCGATCGCGGAAAAACTCAAGGCCAATTTATTGCGTGAACGTGCGGACGCTGCTGTGTTCAAATTGGCAAACGATAATCTGAGGACTCAAAATGAAAAATCAAAAGCTGACGCTGCTCGTACTATCGCTGCTCTGCGCTCTGGCGCTCTGCAGTTGCGCGACCGATTCCAGTGTAAAACCCAACCCGCCAACACCGGACCGGAAGCTGCAGCCGGTACCAGCGGACGTGATGGTGCGCAGGAAAGCGGACTTCAAATTGCGGATGCAGAATTTTTTGTTCAATTCGCCGACGAAGCCGATCAAGCCGTGAATCAGCTCAACGCTTGCCAGGATATTCTGGAGGCCGAGCGAACGCCGGATCCAGTTCCGGGTGGGTAGTCCCGTAGCAGACAAAGTTATGCAGGCGCCTGTCGACCTCGGCCTGCATTAACCGTTCCACCTCGTCCAGCCATGCCCGGACCTCATCGGTTACCGGGATGGCTGGATCTACCTAAAGTTTGACTTTCGCGTGCATTATTTTTCGTGCGTCCCTTCGACGTTTCGCGCCATGCGTTCGCGCGTTCGTGACAGCAGTACTCGCTGCGCCGTCTGCAGGCTTTCGAGCGCGATCTGGTTGTATTCGTTGCGGTATTCGCCAGCCTGGAAGCCTTCGAGGCGGTCGATCAAGATCACCAGCAGTGATTCGTGCGTGATGCCGTTGACGCCGACTTCTGCGATCGGCCCGTTCTGGAATGATATATGTGTCGTTTCGGCGTTGCCGCCTTCGATCACGTATTCGTGGCACGCATTGCCTTGGCCTGGTTCGTCGATGACGCGGACGTTCAGCAGGTCGTTGGCTGGGTTTACTTTGTGTCCTGTAAGTTCACGCATTGTGTTGCTCCTTAGTGTTTGCGACCGATTGGCCGATCGCTGCCTTTTGAATCGAACACGCCATCTGCTGGCGCGGGTTCCGGTACCTGCACGCGCTCCATGACTGGCGCTACCGATCGGATGAATTCACCCCAGCACTTGGGGCAGATAGGCCCGTCCTGGAACGCTGGCGCTGGGTGGTAATTGTGCGGGGAGTACGTGCATTCGAGGCCGCACTTCGGGCACTTGTAGGGCATGGGTACTTGGTAGCTCATTTCCCCTCCGTGGCTTGCGCGTTGTCTATTGCTGCGTCTCGTTTTTCTAACTCTTTTGGCGATGCTGCCACCATTGTTTTCCATAAAAAGTAGGCCAGTTTTTCAGGCTCTTTTTCTAGCCCATCAATTAAAAACTCGCGGCCTTCGTTTCGCATATCCCAATTTGGCTCAATAGGAACAAGAACCCATCCGGCAGGCACGATCTGAGCATCCCCCGCGCCAGATTGCAGGGCGGCTTGCCATGCTAGCCATAATTGCTCAGTACGATCGTTTATATAAATGCGTTCGCCGTGGATAAATCTTTCGAGTAAAAATGAAAGACCGGCGTTCGATAAAAACCACTTCTCAAAACTATCCCTGGTGTCGGTCATTTTTGCGAGTCCTTTCTGATATCGTTTATTGATGGCATGGCGTCAAAAAACTCCTTCATTCTCGCTGCCTGTTCGTCTAGGCGCTTAATTCGATTCTCGTAATCGAACTTAGTCTCGAAGGGGTCTTGTCTGCGGTCTTCGCTTGGATTAACTAAGTCACCCATCGACCTTCCCCAAAAATTGGCGGACGGCTTTGTCCATGTCATCATAGGTTCCGTCTGCGTCATGCACTTTTTTCAGCGCCTTAAATAACTCAGTGCCATCTACAGCCAGCCCTGCCACGGGTGGGCGTTGGTTCCATTTATCAGCCGCTAAAATCTTGTGCCCGTCTTTTGTCTTTTCATCATCGTTATAGCTTCTTGTTTTGACGCCGCATTGCGTACATTCAACCCATGCGGCCTCTGGATAATATCCCCAGCTTCCTTGCCTAATTTCAATCTTTGCGCTGCCACCACAAAACGGGCACGCAACCAGCTCAACCGCCGCCGCTAAATTTGTCATGGAGATTTCCTTAGTATTCCGTAATCGAAAGCGTCTTCGAGTGTCAGCTCAACCTCAACATCGCCACCACCTTCTGCAACGGCCCATTCGCTAAATCCAGTAGCGCAACAGAAAACAGGCCAATCGCTACAAGTTTTCATAACCTCAGAAAGTGTCATTCTCATTTGCCAACCCTCCCCATCAACCGTGCGGCGCTGCGGCGCATTCTCATTAGTCCGTTAAAATATTCATCAATCGTGCAGTTGAAAAATGCAAGTTCAGCACTTCGCCACATAGCCCTAGCATCACGAATACTTTTCACTTTTAACGCTCCTGTTCATAGATTTGTTTGATGTATCGGTACGACTTGTCCATGTGTTTCGCGATTTTTGCGATGGACCAGCGCAAGGCTTTTAGTTCCCTGACCTTGCGCCGGTTTGCCTCGCGTTCGCGTTGCTCTTTGTTCATTTGGTTCCCCTGGTGGCCCGGCGGGATGCCGGGCCTTGAGTGTTGAATTAACGGGCGGCAAACACGCCGATGTATGTCGAGACCTTGTCGTCG